TAAATGTTATTTACAACATAGGCAAAAGTATAATTATATTATTAATGGAAATGGTTCTGGAAAAGCTGGTTCTAATCATTTTTTAAATACACTTAAAAAATATGATTTAATTAAAAATAAACATATACCTCTTATTTATAAATGTAATAGTCGTGAAAATAGATTAAAATTATTAGCTGGTTTAATTGATAGTGATGGTCATTTAGATAATAAAAATAATATATATGAATTTTCTCAATGTTTAGAACGTGAAGATCTTATTGATGATGTAATTTATTTATGTAGATCTTTAGGATTTGCATGTTATAAAAATAAGAAAATGACAAGTTGGACATATAAAGGAATTAAACAATATAGTGAAGGATTGCGAATTTGTATTAGTGGTGAAGGAATTGAACAAATTCCAGTTCTTTGTCCTAGAAAGAAGGCAAATCCACGACAACAAATTAAAGATGTATTAGTATCAGGAATAAAAGTGGAAGAATTACCCGAAGATAATTATTATGGTTTTGAATTAGATAATAATCATAGATATGTATTAGGTAATTTTATAGTTACACATAATACGTCAGTAGTTGCAAGTATAGCGGAGGCTTTAGGTAGACCATATGCAACTATTTCTTTAGGTGGTGAATCTGATGCTTCTAGTTTAACTGGTCATGGTTTTACATATGTTGGTTCTGGTAGTGGTAGATTGATTGATATTTTAAGACATACAAAAACAATGAATCCAATTGTTTTGATAGATGAATTGGATAAAGTATCAGAAACCCAGCATGGTAAAGAGATTATAGGTACATTGATTCATTTGACAGATTCAACTACAAATAAAAACTATAATTATGACAAGTATTTTTCTGGTATTGAGTTTGATTTATCTAAAGTATTGTTTGTATTTACATATAATGACCCTAGTAAAGTTGATAGAATTTTAGCAGACCGTCTATTTAAAATTAAAGTTGATAATTATGATTTCAAGGAAAAATTAGATATCACAAATAAGCATATTATCCCCTATATGTTTGATAAATTTAAGTTTGATAAAGATGATATTACATTTACTGAAAAGGCTGTTAAATATTTAGTTAATTCATCTAATAAAGCTGATGGAATGAGAGATATTAAAACAAAAATTAAAATTATATTATCACGGATTAATACATTGTTATTAACAAATGAAGAAGACTGTATTGTTAATCTAAAATACAAGAAACTTTATCCGTATTATAAAACTCTACCAGTTTTAATTCCAGATGAACATATTGATACGTTTTTAGATGAAAGTATTTCAAGTGAAAAGAGCAATGAACCACCATCTCATATGTACATATAAAGTAATGTAAATCGTATATGTAAATATTTATTTAATTAAACACAAGATTAATTAAATTTATTTTTACCGGTCAATTGAATTAGGCATACCTCGCTGTCGATTCTAGAGAAGCTTGTTGAGACTTCTTTTTTGGTGCACGTTTAGCTGGTTTCTTCGTAGTAACAACATCATTAATAATATGATGAATTTCTTGACTAATATCATCTTCTTTTTGTTCAGAAGCTACAGATTTCTCTTTTTCGTCTTTTTCGTCTTCATCTTCGTCTTTTTCTTCTTCGTCTTTTTCTTCTTTTTCACTAATACCTTCTTCTTTGCTCATTGCGTCTAACATTCTTTGTTGATCAGAAAATCTAGCTTGAGCAATTAAACTATCTATATATTTTTGAGACTCATCATCCAAATTTTCATCTTCATCTTCATCTTCATCACTACTTACATACTCTACCTCTTCGTCTGTATCTTCGTCTGTATCTTCATCTGTGTCTTCGTCTTCATGTACTTTAGATTTCTTACCACCCTTAACTTTTAACTTGGGGGTATGATGCGCATCTTGAAGATTAAAAAAATAAAATGCGGCTAATAACAAGTCTACAACAACTATATAAATAATAAATTTGTTAAAAATACTTAGATATTCCTCATTATAAAATAACAAATAAATATATATAGAACTATATAATATTAATCCTAATGCGATAGAATAGGAAAGAATTTGTTGTGTTTTACACATTCCAGATGTATTAAGCAAATATTGTGACAAAACAAACATTTGATTTTTATTATTGTACAATAAAAATTAAATTAAATTCAAACGTATTTTGATAATCAATGTTTATTTACACAATGATGATACACCTCACAAACTTTATCTAATAAATTACTTTCATCTCTACCACCCTCATAGTCTCCGATAATTTTTCCATGTTGATCAAAAAATTTAAGAGTTGGGAATCCTCCAATATTTAAGGCACTTGACAATTTATCACCATCCTTGCTCAATTCTTCATTTTCTATTGCGATACAAGGAAAGTCATCTCCTTTTTTATTTAATTTTTTGCATAATGATTGATATGTTGGTGCAAATCGTTTACAATGCCCACACCATGATGCATGAATTAATAATAAACCAGGATTACCAGATGGATTATTAACATACACGTCTTTTTCATTTATTGTAAAACTTTTTGTTGTTAAATTTGCCGTGATTCCTTGGATAGACATGTTTTATATATACTAATATATTATATTTTGATAAATAAATTTTTTTAAATTTAAATGTTCTGTACATTCAAACCTCCTTGATATTCAAATCGATTCCGTTCACGAAGTAGGCTCGATGTGATTCAGATAAAACTTGTAAAGGATTTAATTTCCAAGCTAAAGCGTGGCCAAATAACAAAGGTAGTTGCCAGATAAAAAATAATGTTATTAATAAGGTTAATGCCGGTGATTGGCATTTATTCAATAAAAATTATTAATTAAAAAAAAATGAATCAAAATTATTTACAATCAAAATTAAAGATATTACATAATTATCTATACACAAATGTCTCACGTTAACCTTTTGGATTTGGACTTGACCAAGCTTAAGATTGCTAAAAGTGGCCGTATGATTAAGGTTCTTTACGGTAAAGAACCACTTCAACTTGTTACCGGAAAGTTATATACACCATTCGGTGTTAAAGTGAATCAAAACAGTTATTCACCATTTGCTACATGTCATTTAGATTGTTCACTTAATCAAAGTAAGTCTGAAGCAAGTGTAAAGTATCGTGAATCTCTCGAGGCATTAGATAGAAAGATAATTGAACTTATTCAAGAATCTCTTTATTTGTTTAATACTGGAAATATGACTTTTCAATCTGATGACATTCCAAATGTGTATTCATCTATTTTGCGTGAAAATAAAACTTATCCTAAATTGATGAAGATTACTCTACCACGTGACTCTAAAGGTAATTTTGAATGTGTTATCTTTGATGAGAATAAAAATAAGGTAGTTATTGAAGAAAGTACAGTTGAGGAAGTATTATGTAAAGGAAAGATTTTCAAAGGTATCATTGAATGTGGAAAGGTATGGTATTATAATGGACGATTCGGAACAACGTGGAATTTAAAACAACTTAAATTTATGGAGAATACTCCCGGCGAAGTATTAGATAAAACAGACCGTTCTCAACTATATCAAAATAGTATGCTTTTGGATGACTGACTAATAAATTAAAGATAACGTATACCTCCAGATAGCGAATATGCTATGGTAAAAAAAATTATTAATTACTTAAATCAATATAGACAAATTGATTTAATCTAAACATACATATGACACGGTGCGTCATCAGATTCCATAAATATAAATTGTGATTTTAATTTGTTAAAATATTGAGTAAATTCTTTAATATTTATTGTTAATTTATTTGTATCAAAATTATTTAACAATATTTCCTTATTTATTTCCAATACGACTTTCTCTAATATACGCATTGATTCACGAATACCACTTGATACTCTGGAATCAATATTTTTATCAGTATAATCAATAACTATACTATAACAATCGTTATCAAAATCTATTTCTAGAGGTATACCTACATTTTCTTTGATATCTTGAAGACAGTAATTTTTAAGAATAGTTACTTTTTCTGTTTTAGTTGGGTTAGATACATATACGACATTTAGACGGTCCAACAAGACTTTATTTATCTTAGATATATCATTAAAAGTAAAAACATAAAATACTTTGGATAAATTAACCGATAAATTACTGAAATATCTATCTTTAAAATTAGAATTTATGGTTGGGTCAGTTAAATTAGATAAAACTGAATATATATCTTGACCATATTCGCTGTTGGAAACTTTATCTAATTCGTCGAAATATAAAATTGGATTAATTACCTTACTTTCAATAATACTTTGAATTATGATACCACATTTGGAATCTTGATATGTCTGGCTATGTCCTAATAAATAACTAGAATCTTTCATACCTCCTAGTGAAATAATTTTAAGTGGTAGGTTAAGTGCTTTAGATAATATCTTGATGAATTTTGTTTTACATACACCGGCACTTCCATATAAAGCTATATTATTTTTCTGACTATGGGGATTAGTAATAAACTTGCAAACATAATTAATAATTTCATTCTTTACATTTTCCATGCCAAATATTGATTCATCTAATTCTTTTTTTATATTTTCAATGAAATTTTTGACTAGTATTTTATCACGTATATGTTCATCTAATGTAAAATAATGTCTATTAATACCAATTTGATCTCGTATATTATAATATTTATTCCATGGAATTAAAAGAGCTTGGTCAATATAGAGCTGGTTTTTATAATATTCAGATGTATTAATATCAAGTTTTTTAATATTGAGAAATTGTTTCATAATACATTTTTTGTTATCAATAGATGTCTCTAAATCTAAAATTTTTTGTTTAACATTTTCATCATTTATTAAACGTTTTTTAACAGATTTTTCTAGCACCGCATCACTCCCCTTTTCTGCCAATAGTTCTAACTCCTTTTTAGAATTGCCGTGTGATTGGGGTGATGAATTATCTATTAATGGGTTTTGAGGCATATTTAAATGGTGTAATTGACAGTTAATTTCACCACAAGCCTGACCTTTACGATTTCCCTTTTTAAAAATATATTTGCATTCCATAGATACTTTCGTTTTTCTTATTAATATAATGATAGATATATTATTTATAGATTACATTATATTAATTAATCAAAAAATGAAGTTTAAATTATCTTTAAGATTATAAATAAATATGGATGAATTAGATATTACTAAAATATGGGACATATTTGATAAGCAATGTCCATCACGAAATTCGTCACAAATATCTCAATATAAAACACAAGAATTATGCCCGGAATGTAATTCACTGGCAGCAACACTTGAATCTGTATGTAATAACTGTGGTTTAATATTAAATAATAATAAAGAATTTTCTAGTTATCATTTTGAAGAACCTATTCAATATAAACAATCTTATTCAAAATCTAACAATAGAATTATGAAGATGCAAGAATGGATGATGTGGACAAATGAAGAAAAAACAGAATATAAACTAAATAAATATACTAAGGAATTATGTGAAAAATTACAAATTCACGATTCTATAATAGATTCTGTATGTAATTTAGTATCTCAGATTATGACAGCTATTAAAAGTAGTTGTGATGGCCCTAAACGCTCAAGGGTTAAAGACGGTATTATTATTATATGCACGTATTATATTTCTAAAGGGACAACTATGGTATATTCATATATTGATTTAGCAAAAAAAATAGAACTTAATATGAAATATATTTCAAAAGCTGATAAACTTTTGATGGAATTAATTAATAGTAACAAGTTAAATGTATCTAGAAATTTTATGGATAATTTTTTTAAAACAGAAAATCCAATAGATTATGTTACCAAGATAATTGACAAGTATGATTTGGGAATTAATGATAATATTTTAAATCAAGTAATAGAATTAATTAGTATTTGCGAAGATAATGATATTTTATTAGACCATACTCCATTGTCAGTTGGAGTAAGTTGTTTTTATTATATCTTAGATATTAATAATATTGGCATAAATGTTAAAATGTTTTCTGAACTATACGATTTATCTATGGTTACTGTTCTTAAAACATTTAATAAACTAAAACAATATACAATTAATTTTGAAAAACTTGGGGTTAAATGCTTAAATGAAAATATGAAAATGTGTAAATAATTAATGAAAAATATTTATAAATGACAAATATTTTTAATTGGTGTAATGTGTAGCTGTTTTATCAAAAACCCAATGGAAATTATTGAGATGAACATCTGTTATTATTCTATTTCTAAGACCAGGTGATGATATTTGTGCATCTTTTGCGGCACTCGCTATATTTGGATAATTTGTTTTTTCACCAGTTTTACAATTTATTCTAATAACAGGTTGGCAGGACATTTGATCTTCTTTACTTACACCACTATATCGCCATAAAAACCCTTGACATAAACTCTTATTTCTTAATGCTATACCAACTGCTGTTCCGGTGGTTAATCCTAAAGCTCTTCCAGCTGCTTCAATGCTTGGATAAGTAGCTATTATATTTCCAGTATCTTTATCAATTTGGTCAATTGAACGTTTTGATTTTTTAATAAACGGTACTTCAGGGTCATTTAATTCAATATTTTGAAGTAATGTTTCATTACATAATCTATTATTTATATTATTCAAATCATTATTTATAACTAAATCTTCCAATTTAGAAATAATTTGTAATATTGATTTGATATTATCAAGTGAACCATCAAATGTATCATTATTTAGGAATGTAAGATGACGTTTTAATAAATACATCATTGTTTTTTCGACAAATGGATGTTTAATTTTAACATGTAATTTTATTTCACCAGTTGGATGACTTGCTTTATATACTTTTTCTCTAGTTTCTATTGTTGCTGTTTTACATAATCCAATTTTATATCTCAAATTACTACATTCAAATGCAAATAAAGAATAACCTCCTAATGTTTCTATTTTATTATGTGTTTTAAATTTATTTTCATCTGTACTTGGAGTAAATTTCACAAGTTGTTTTTGTAATTGTGTATGTTGTTCTAGTAGAATTTTATGTTCATCTTTTAATTGATATAATTCTTTTTCTAAATTAGTATTTTGCTCAATTATCTTTTTATAATTCTCAATATTATATTGATTTTCATCAATTATTGAATTGATATATTCGTCTAGTTTTTCTAATGAAAATTCAGGGTCTTTTTTATTTGCATCAATACAAATAAGTTCTCTATAATTCATACTTTCACCATTTGAGTCGTTTATCATTATATTTCTAATTCTTTGTTTTAAAATTGGATGCTTTTTAATACAATTTTCAATTTCAATTTGGTTTGAAACTTTAAAAACATTAATTAATCTAAAATTTGTATAGGTCTTTTTATGAACTTTTACTCTTTCTTGTAGATTATTACTCATTCCAAATTTAACTAAATTACCACCTACAGAATCTTTATTATCAATTTTACCATAATAAATACATTGAGTATTAACTGGAAATTGACTTAAAAGAGTCTTCTCTAACAATTCTTCTTTTTCTAATTCTGTTTGTTCTTTGTGTTCAATTAAAAGTTGTTCTTTTTCTAACAACTTTTTTTCATTGATTTCTATTTGTCTCTTTAATTCTGTAGATTCGTTAAAGATTATATCATCTAATATATTTCCTGCCCATTTTCTAAACTTTTTAGCTATTTCTTTCTTAGAATTATATAATAAACGATATACACCTCTTGATGTTAAAAATGAAGTATCTTGTGCTACACCTCGGA